GTTCGTGTTACTCCTGCTTCTTATGATTTGTCGGCAGCAGCTATTAAGTTGATTGCCAGCGATGGCGAAACAGAGGCTCCTGCAACTATTTCGGCTACTCCGTATGAAGGTATCATAACTAAGGCTGCTTCGGCTAATGGTCTATGGGTATTGGATATAGAACCTAATAGCACGGTTACTGCAAGTAATATTGCCAAAGCATTTCAATATAAAGGTAGTGATATAGCTTATGCTGTTCAGGTAGATGGTAACATTTTGACTAGTTATGACACAAAAGTGGCACCGACAGCAGCTGTGACTAACAAGGAGGTTAATGCATTGTATGCAAATGGTGCATTGGTAGCTACCGCTAGTGGATTCTCTAATCCACCTGCTGTTGTAACAGTACCTTATGGAAAAGAGGTTACTTTCTCAGTGGATAATATGGTAACGAAACAGGATGGTAGTAGCTATGTAATAGATACCCAGACAGGAGTAGCTTATGATGCTTATCTGACTACTAAGACTCCTACTACATTGGCAAATAAGGGAATTACTATCAATGGTAAGACTATGACTATCTCTTCTACTGCCGCTGCAGCCGGAGCTAAGAATATTTCTTTGACAGTAAATTATGTGAAGTTTGACGGTACTACTGCGACTGCAGTTGATTTTACTGTAAACTTTGAAGGAACAGAAGTTGACCCTGAAACTCCGGTATCTGAAGTAACTTACAAAGCAATGGATACTCCGGGTAAGATTATTATCGATTTGGGTACTGCTCTGACCGGAATGTCAACTGCTGATGCTGCCAAAGTTGCTGCTACTCGTATGAAATGGACAGTAGCTGATGATAAAGCTGCTAAATTTATCTATGCTTCTCCTACTGTGAAGTATTATAAAGATTTGAAGGCAGACGGTACAGATGGTAAAACAGAAGTAACTCCTGTAACTGCAGAAAATATCAAGACTGTTAAGTATGCAGTAATTCAGAATGGTTCATATCAAACAACTGCCGAAGCAGGTTCTTATACTTTGAACTTGACATTGACAGATGTTGATGGTAATGAGTTTAAGAAAGTAGCTGCTCCTGTTAAGGTTACATTGCCTGCATTTGATGAACTTTTGTCTAAGAGTAAAGCATTTACAGACAATGTACTGACAGCTCTTCTGAGTGGCACCGGTTCTAATGTGAAGAAGTATAACATGACCAATGCTTATAATGAAGTTGCAGATGATTTCAAATGGGCAAATATTAAGTTTGAACCTCAGCCGGCAGCAGATGGCACTGCTTTGGCTACTTGTACAACTGGTGCAACTCCAACTCTTGAAGCCACAGGTGTTATTGCTGATAATAAGGTTAAACAGAATGTAACTGTTAAGGGTAACTACTTTATTGGTGGAACAGCAAATACAAAACTGAAAGTTGAAATACCTTCATTTGAAGTTAAGTTTGTATCACCGTTTGCCGACGCTGCATTCTTATTCTATAAAGAAAACGCTGTGGTAACTCCTATAGCTGTTACATTAGCAGATGATAGTAAGAATGCTAATACAGGTACATATACTATTGCAAAGAGAACAGGTGCAGGGACTAGTGTTAGTAAGTATAACGGCTTGTCTTTGAAAGCAAGCAACTCTGAAAAAGAATTCGATAGTTCTATCGATTTGTTCGGAACGACAAGCGCTTCTTATACTTTTAAAGTTAAAGATGCCGGTAATGGTGAAGCCGCAATATAAATCCGGAAAAACCAGACGTGCCGCTTAACAAAAACGATGCGTTTCAAAAAGTACAAAAACGACGCGTACAAGAAAAACGGTGAGCGCGGTCCTATTCAGCATGATCAAAGCCCACCGTTTTTCTTTCACTTGAACCCTCTTTAAATGGCTTTAAAATATCATTTAAAAGCCATTGCAGATTCAAAATAATTTCCTATCTTTATGCAATGTTAGGCTGCTATACCTGACACTTCATCCGGCTTCGTGTACAGCATCATGTCTGTATATTTAGCTTGATAGTTTACGCTTGCACTAAACTCCACTTTCCTGCATTCCTTGAATGGGCTGCCGACAAATGGGTTTCGGTCCATCCAGTCGCACAGTTCTAAAATGGAGGACTTGTTCGAGGTGAAGTACACGAACGAATGCCCTTTCAGAACGGTTAGTACATCCAGATAGTCAGCCAGACGCCAGAACATCTTGTAAGTACCCACCTCGGTGGAGAGGTACGGCGGATCAACCAGGAACACCACACCCGGAACATCTTTGTAACGTTTGAATACTTCCTTGTAGTCTTCGCTGGTTATAGTCAGTCCTTCCAGATAATCCTTTGCTTCGGGATAGTCTGTCTGCCGAATCCTATTGTAGATGGCTTCTTTCTTCATTCCTTCCAAACTGGTCACATATTTCATGGCGAACAACAAGGATGCGGAAACCGTGATATAATCCACGTAACCGTGCTCTTTTTCTTCCCTCTCAATACGAGCAAACATTTTATCGCGAACCTCCCCGGTTATACGTTTGTTTCTGGGTTCCCCTTCAGCTATCCGACGCAAATCGGATAACAGCACATTGGTGGCCGGGATATTTACAAGTCGGCAGCGGTAGTTGTCGAAGTCATTATACACAACGGTGGCATCAGGCCTGACACATTTGGTAATATGTGACAGCAGGCCCGAGCCGCCAAACAAGTCCACAAACACGGTGCTGTCCGGGAACTGTCCCAGCACCTTGATAAATTCCCTCGCAAACATGCGTTTCTGCCCCACGAAAGGAAGCGGGGCGGACAAATACATCTTTCTCATTTCATTCTGCTTTAAAACGGCCGCAAAGGTCCACAGAATAAACGAAAAACAGCGGGAAACATGAACTGTTCCCGCTGCAAGACATATACAGCAAACTACACGTTCAACCCGAAGCGGACCGTCTCGTCACCGGCGATCAGCGCACGGGTGCCCGGGATATTATTCTCGTAGATATGTACATTGCCCAGATAGAGAGTGATCGACTTCAAGGGAAGTTCTATCTGCCGCGCCATCAGGTACAGGTGGTAAATATCGGAAGGTAGCCCGAGGTTTGCGTCACTGCTGCGCTGGTAGGCGGACAGAACCAGTTCACCGCCATCTAACTGGAACTGTACCAGACTCAAACAGGGTGCCTGGTTGCTCTCGGCACCGGTTTCGCCCAGAAAAAGCACGTAGTTCTTGCTGTTGCGCCTCTCCCGGTTAATTTTCGCTATCAACGGAGGCAGCTTCTCGAAATAGGTCGGGTAACTGTTCACCAGGATGGAGCCGCAATAGTCCCACCAGTTGATGCCGGCCTCCCGGTACTTCTCCACGTTGCGCTCACCCTGCATAAATAACTGCAACTCGCTGCGGAGCTTCTTGCGGGCGATATTATGCCCCTCGAATATGTCAAGCAGGTCCGCCGGTGTCAGTGACAGCTGCTCGTTCAGAAGGTATTGTATATTTCCCTTCTTGTTGGTCTGTGTTTTTCCCGTGGCAAGAATCTTGTCCAGGATACGGTAATACTTGTTCATAGCCATTTCCTCCTTCTAAATTTGAAACACCCTAAAGATAAGGGGAAACGGCACTCCCTACGACATAAAACAACCCGTTCACACTGCAAGCGTCTTGCAGTCGCTCTGGAATCGTTTCACCAAGGCATAAACCTTGCGTTCGCTCACCGAATACTTTTCGGACAATACGGCCACAGCATACGAGACTTTTTCACCTTGATCGAGTAGGCGGGTATAGTCCGCGTACAGGTCGATATACCGGGCATCTTCCAGACGGATGCCGGCCGCCTGAAGCCTTTTCAACAGCTCCCGGTTAAAGTTTAATATCTCAATCACTTTCATACAACAAAAAAATTATATCTTTGCATCGCCAATCATTTTTTAGACAACAAAAAAAACGTCAAACCGTGACAGAGGGTATTTGCCCCCGGTCGCGCGGTTTGGCGTTTCATGTTTATAAAAGTGATTGGCGTTACTTTTTAACAGGCCGGGGGCTTTTTTCTTATCCTCCCCCGAAGGATTTATTCCACCCGGTACTTCTCCGGATCAAAAGCGTCTTTCTTCCTCCAGCCGTCAGACAGCGTGTCCTGAACATGCTTCATGGCTTTCGTGTAGAAATCGGTCAGTTCCTCCAGTGTGACGAACTCCCGATATTGGGGAACCTCATCCGTACCGAACTTGAATGTCACGGGAAGCGTAGCACCACCAGTCTGTACGGCCAGATCATACGCTGCCTTATAATTGAACTGGTTTTCACTTGACAGCCATACCGGCATACCTTCATAGAGAAAACCGGAAAGTATCTCACGGTCAATTTGCTCATTACACCAGTCTGTAATGACGGACTTTATAGTATCCATGTGAGGTCTGCCGACAAAGCCTTCCTCCATGTAGGAGGCGGATCCGTCCTCACGTTCCTGTACATCCCAGCGGATGCGCCATCTGTTGCGTGCCGGGCTCACGCACTCGATCAGTTTTATCCCGGATGTTCCTTCTACCCGTTTCATGTAAATATGTATTTAGTTCGACCCTTGCCGAAGGTTTCCGTCTTGATGGTGGTCTCGAACGGGAAGCCGTCGGGCATATCCTTCACTTGCAAGAGGATGTTCTTCATCTCCTCGCTGTTGGTAAAGAACTTTTTCGGTTCACCGTTCATCTCAATGGCCACGATACAGCGGTCCTCGCCCTGTTCGGTCTTGATGCCCGTCTCGAAGTCCTTCACCACAATCGGTAAGTTCACCAGCTCCCGGATGCTTACCACCACCCCGGGAAAACGTTTCTTGCCGTCCTCCGGCTTGTAGGAAACGTTCAAGTC